ATGAGCACAAAAGACACAACCAATAGCAAGCTTACGATTACCAGAAGCACCTTCAGGAATATCACTATAACATCTATCAGGAGGTGTTGTGCTTTCCAACGCACCTTTGAGATATTTAATTCTTTCTTTTGCATCTATCATCTCCAAATCATGTACTCTTGTTAAGGCAAGGTTGCCATGTTGTTTATCTATAGCTAAGAAGTATGCTTCTTTAATATCATTACCTGCAGAGTATGCAGATATTTGTGCTATGTATCCAAAAGGGTCATCATTAACTAAGTTATTATTAGCAAATTTTTTAAATGAATAACCACTAGCACTCTTACAATCTACTAACTCACCATCTATCTTACAGTCTTGATGTCCTTTAATACCTTCTACCTGTACTTGTTTCTGTTCTTCAGTAACAGTATGACCAGATGCTCTAGACAATAGTATAAGTAAGTCTTCAAGTATATGACCATATAAAAATTTAATTCTAGTAGCAGAAGATATAGGTCTTGCTTCTGAACTAGAGTGTTTATCATACCATAACTGTCTAGTAGGTTTACCTATAGCTGATAAAGATAATCTTCTTTGCTTTCTAGGTTGTTCATTTAAAACAGTTTTAATATTATTAGTTACGTTCTTTGTAAATTCTTTTAGATGTTTATCTAATTCTTTATCATCTATAGTATTCGTAACCATAGGGTCAAACAAATTATATATATCCTCTACTAATGTGTCTATTGTTTTCATATCTAATATAGTGCCCTATATAAATGGAGTAAATATAGGACACTATCCTTTCTAGGTTAAAGATTAACTAGCAAAAGAAACTTCTGAGTCAGCTTCTTTAGATACAAAACCATCTTCAACTACACCAAATGCTTCATCAGCATCTGCATCAGTATTATAAGGTACTAAGTTGGTTACTTGTATTGCTCTTAAATCAGCAGATACACCAGACTTACCACCAAACTCCCACTCATATGTAGAGTATAGTACATTAACTTCTGAACCATTACCTATTAATGTACCAATCATAGTTCTCTTCTGAGCATCTACAACTTCAGGAGCTTTGTTTAAGTTACCATCTTTTCTTCTTACTTTTCTTTTGATAGTAACGAAGTCACCTCTGTCATCTCCTTTATTCTTCACAGAGATTCCATCAGCTTGAGCAATCTTTTTATTCTTCTCGTCAAGATTACCTACATCTACAGTCCATACACCATCTGAATCGAAAGTTGTATTTGGACTTGTTACACTTGCCCAATGGGCATTACCTTTTATTACACTCATATTATTTCCTTTTGTTATATTTAAAATAGAATTATCGCATACCTGATTAGAAAAGTCAAGAGTTTTTTTCCAAATAAATGTATTATTTAATTGTAAAACTTTTGAAGTTTCTATTCTAGATATTAAGTCTTGTTTGTTTTGGTAACTTCTACCCCAAACTTTATAGTTTGCATTACTAAAACTATTTACCCTGTCATTTAAATCTACAACTTCGTGACATAATTCTCGTAACTCTTTAGAGTCAACCAAAAGATATTTATCTTCCTGTTCAAAAACAAAGTAATCGCATTTGCCATATAGCCAACCTTGATTACCCATAGTATTCTTGAACTCCACTACAATCCACAAGTCATCAAAACCTTTTGACTTGTCTGTTCCTGTTCTTCTTGCTTTTACATCTACTGTAAATTTTATTTCCTCCTTTGTTAATATTAAATCAATATGGTCAGACATGTTCTGAGAATCAGAAGCAACCTCTACTTGATACCCTAACTTAACTGCTTCATCTATAAACATATTCTCTGTTTTAATACCACGTTTAATATAATCTTTGTGGTCATGTCTACCTTTAAACTCTTTTACTAATGTGTCTCTGCCCATGTGTTTCCCTCCTTCCATTCACTATCTAATGGACACTTCATTTTTAACTGATGCTCTGTATCTTTCATAGCATCTTTGGTAATACTACCAAATCTTTTTACATCTTTCTTTGCAACTTCATATTGATATTCATCATGTATAGATGCAACTAACTTAGCATCAACACCTGTTTGAACTATTCTTTTATTCATATTTATTAACCACAACTTACATACAACAGCACCTGCTCCTTGCAGTAATGTATTTAATGCACTATGTGGAGAACGTACATGTAATAGTCTACCATCAATACCTTTTATCTTACCTCTTTTAGCTGTTTCAGTTACACTATCCCTAACTCTTTTAAGAGCAGGCATATTAGAAAGAAACCTATCTATTAATATCTGTCCTTCTTTAGCACCTGCACCTACTATCTTACCTATTTTCGCTGCACCTGCACCATACATAAAAGCATATATAAATGTTTTGGCTTGGTCTCTATCTGTTAAACCTGCCATCTTCATATTAGCTGTATGTATATCACCATTTAAAACTTCTTCAGTAAAGTTTTTATCATCCATAAGATGTGCTAAACATCTAAGTTCTAAACCACTAGCATCAGTACCAACAATGGAGTGAGTATAGGGATTGTCAACAGTCCAACATTCCCTACACTCTTTACCATATGGAGAACGAACAGCAGGAATCTGAGCCATGTTAGGACTGTTATGTGCCATACGACCTGTCACAGTACGTAATGTCATAACTCTACCATGTACTCTACCATCCTTATCATTACACGATTCTATCCAAGATTTAATCTGTGCAATTCTTTTTTGTAATAACAAATACCTAGCAAATTTCTTTGCTTCTTCTAAGTCTATGCTATTCAAAACTTCTTCATTAACAATTACATTACCTTTGTCAGTATGACTTTTAGGTTTCCAACCTAGCTCTTGTAATCTATCAGCTATCTGTTGTCGTGAACCTATATTAAAAGGTATGTACTTTGTTTTTGTTTTTAAGTCTTTTCTTGTAGGGTCAAAGTGTGTCTTACCCCATATTTCTAAAGCACTAGCTTCATCTTTTAATGTATTGTATAAAGACATAGCTTTACGAACATCTAATGCAAATCCATTCTTTTCTTGTTGGTCAATAATAACTCTGACCTGATGTTCTAAATCAATAGAAGACCTAGAAAAACCTTTGCCTTCTTTCTTTAAATGTTCGTATAACTTATGTGTTATATCTACATCTTGCATACAATATCTTTTTAGTTCTTCTGTATATCTTCCAAAGGATTCTATATCACCTTTAGGAAAATTAAATCTATCACCCCAGGCACGTAGTCCATGACCACCATCACGCAATGGATTAAATAACTGTGATAGTATTAATGTATCTAATACCTGTGAAGGTTTAATAGATGTACCTAGTAGTCTATTTAATACAGGTGCATCAAAAGATAAACCATTGTGCATAATATATTGGTCAATATCTTTAGACCAATTCTTAAACACATGCATATTACTTGGGTCAAATACTGTAGATACATTTGTATCAATATCTTTAGCAACAATACAGTTTACTACTGTAGCATTTATCTGGTCTGTTTCTATATCAAGCACTACTTTCAAAGTCTATCTCCCTTTGTTTATCATTCTCTTTTTCTTCTTTAGGTAAATATACTAAATGAAAAGCACCACAGTTAGGACAAGTTAAATTTGTCACCATACTATAGCCTTCTTCATCTTCAGTATCATGGTCTCCTCCCCATATTATTTCTGTATCACAATGCCAACACTTCATTAGAATGGTACCTCCTCATTATTTTCTGTATTATAATCTACTTCGTAAGGATTGTCAATCTCTTTCATACGACCTGTTTCTTTATTGTAATGTAGATGTGTAGTCACACCTGTTTCACCTGTATATCTATTCTTTAATATACGAATCGTAGTAGTATTAGATTTGACTTCGTCATCATCTTGTTGATTTCTTTCTAATCCAATAACACCATCACTCAAGTGAGCAATAGATGCTGAACCTCTAAGATGTGATAGAGTAATCTCCTTACCATTCTCATGCCCTGCATCACCTGCAGGTCTACGTAGATGTGAAACTAATAACATACCAATACCTGTTTGTTCTACAAGAGAACGCATCTTAGTCATCAATACATCAATAGACTTTCTTTCATCTCCATCTTCCTGACCTGATACAAGTATAGATAAGTGGTCAACAAATACCCACTTACATTCTAATGCTTGTGCCATGTATCTTACTCGTGATAGTATCTCGTCATTATCAATAGAACCAAAGTGGTCAAAGGCAAAGAACCTACCAGACCCAACTGTATTCTTTTGATACTCTTGTAATTGTTCTCTACTAAATTTATCTCTAATCTCTTTAATATACAATCTAGCATTGGCTTCTACTGACATAATATTAAATGCAGTATTTTTAATACTTTCTTCTAATGCAAGAATACCTATGTTATGTTTTGTATTCTTGAGTAAGTGATGCATAAGTTCTCTCATAATAGAAGACTTACCCATACCTGCACCAGATGTAAATGTAATCAACTCACCTGTTCTCATACCATAAGTCTTTTCATTCATCTTACTCCAAGGATATGGTACTGTCTCACAATACTCTTCTGTGTATAATAAATCACCTAAGTCTCTAAGGTTTGTAATTCCTGCAGGAGTAAAAGGTTCTGCGTTCCACCATGCTTGTGAAAACTTCTCACGTTTACCCATCTTCAGATACTCATTAGCATCTTTAAATTCCATGTTCATTATCTTACATTTGTTAGGACTAAATAACTGTGCTACTTTCTCACTAGCTTCCTTACCTTGCTTGTCCATATCAAATGATATAACTATATTTTGAAAGCTATCTAAGTATTCAAATGCTTTTCTACAATCACGTACAGCAGACCCTGCACCTGTCTTAATAGAAACACATGCCCACTTGCTACCTAATAATTCATAGGCAGACATAGCATCTACTTCACCTTCAGTAATAGTAATATACTTACCACCACCTGTAAATAAATCTTGTCCAAACAATACTGCATTAGTTACATTACCTTCTACCCACATATTCTTTGTAGCTACATCTCTAATCTTATTACCAATATTGTTTCCACCACTATCAAAGTATTTATAGATGTGATGTGTATTCATGTTACCATTCACCTTAACTTGTGTATGATATTTTTGTGCAGTTTCCTTACTAATACTACGTTCAGTTAATGCACCTGTTACACCTACAGTTTTTATATTACTTTCAGTAGGTATAGGTATTACTTTCTCATGTTCCATATGCTCTCCAAATCTAGTGTTACAGGAAAAACAAAAACTATATCCTTCTGCATGATTGACGTTACCATCACTTGAACCACACTTAGGACAAGCACCCCTGTCTAGCCATGTTTTATCCATATTAATCCCCATTAAAAATTTTATTATATAGTATTAAATACTATTAGTCAACCTCAAAAGAATCATCATATGTTTTATTATAACTATCTATTTCTACTTCTTTTGATTCATGTATATCTCTTTTAGCTAATTCCATAGCTTCAAAAGATTCATAGCCTTCTTCTATATATTCATAATATCTTTCTTTAATTAATTCTTTTATTTCGTCTGCTAATAAATTCATTTTCTTCTCGCTTGTTATAATGTAAGTAAATAAAATATAAAACTTACAGTTAAAAGTATAGGAAACACATGGTTTACCCATAAGTTTCTTTTAATGCTACCTTGAAACCATTTTCCTGTAGCTTTTAATCTTCTCTCTCTATCGTTACTCATCTTTAATATGTCCTGCATCAGGATTTTCTACTACTAAATCATATCCAAAGTCACTTCTTACTTTTAAAGCAGTCAGTTCTTTTTTTAAATCAGACACAACTGATACTAATTCTTTTACTCTAACTCTTAAAACATGTACTTCTTTTTCTTTTTCTCTTAATGCTATCTCATATGTTTCTATTGTCATTGTACCCTCATTATATCTATGTTATCATCTATTAATGCTTGCATATGTATTTGTCTTTCGTCATATAAGTTTTGTAAAAAACTTTTAGCTTCTCCTTTATTTTTAAAATACATTATTGTACCATCATCTTCTTCTAAAATATCAGGTAGCTTAGTATTAAAAGGATAAGGCATAGCTATTACATACATTTCTTTTCTCATATCTTTCCTTATTATATATTATAAATATCTAATAGTCAACAGTTAGCTTGTAAATATCCAACACACAGTCCAACATACACAGAACCATATAAAGCACATCATAAAACCTATGCCTATTAGAACCCAATTAGTCCATAAAAATCCTAGAAAGTCTTGAGTTTGTTTCTCAACTTTCCTGTTTAAGTCTTTGTTTTTTCTACTCATACATTAATCTCCTGTAAATTTATATTTAAATAATCTGCCATCAAGTATCTTAGTTCTGTATAGCAGTCATCACATAGTAAAAGATTAGACACATTGTTTTCCATATCTTCTGGATATGCTTTATTGTCTTTACATCTATGACATTTAATTTTTCTACTCATCTTTATCTCCTGATATAGAACCTATCTGTCCTTTGAAAGGTAACACCTTTGCACTAGGTCTAGTTTCTTCTATTAAATTTATGTCTGCATCAAACTCTATGTCTGGTGGAAACAAAAACTCTTCTAGTTCTGTGTACCCACCTATGTGTAGAAAGATTTGTGGTACAGTCTTATGTCCTGATTCTCTAAATCTTTTTATCTTAGGTAAGTTATCTAGTAATCTTTCTTCGTATACTTCTCCTGCTTCATCTAATAACTTTTTAGCTTTCTTGCAGAAGGCACAGTTCTTTTGTGTGTATATAATATATTTAATCATCTTCTAAGTCCTCCTGTCCTTCTGTTATCTCTGAACTTCCATCACCCCATTCATTACCATGATAGGTAACGTGTACAATAGTACCATCACCTAATGGAATTTTATGTGTTGTTTCTGAATCTTCATAATTTACATCTGCTTCAGAAATTGCAAAGTCTACTTCATCTTTTGAAAGTTTTATGTCACATTCTATAGTATAACTTCGCGTATCTTCTGACCATTCTTCTAATCTATATTTATATTTACTCATCTTTCACCTTCATATCTGGATTATTTATCATATATAAAACATCATCTGTAAATGAATCTAAGCTATAACTTTTATTAGCAATGTCACATAATAGTTTAACTGCTAAATTATAATAAAAGTTTTTATCATCATCTACAAACAAAGCTGTAAGTGTTGTTCCTTTACTTCTTTTTAAAAACTCTTCCATATCTTTTTTTGTTATGTTACTCATCATCTTCCTCCTCTACTTTGCTTGGGTCAAATGCTTTTGGGTCTGTATGACATACATAATCACTATGCCAAAACTGTTGGTACTTACCTTTGTCTGCTCCATAGTCGTGTATACCACCTTCTTTCTTTAGGTCATAGTGCCTAATAGCTTCATTAAAAGTATCTTGAAATCTTAATACATCTCCTAGATTTATATACTCCCAAGAACCTTCATTGAGTTTATCATCCATCTGCTTTAGTGCATTAACTAAGTTTAATGTTACTACATCTATTGTTGGTTTAGTTTTTGTTGTCATAAAATTTCTCCTCTATCTTTTTTAAGTTATAGATATATGAAACTATATCTTCGTGAGCATATCTTTCAGTAGCATCTATACCTACTAATGCTTCACATAGTTCTTCATACTTTTCTAGCTTATCAGTTATGTCTGAGTTTACTGCACCTTCAAAAAAATTATCACTCATCTTCATTCTCCTCTATACTTGTTATATAAAACTCCTCACCTGAAGGTTCAAACAATCTTTCTGCATTGTCATCTGCTTCATAGTCAGCACCTCTTTTCTCTGCACTCTTACTATCTTGAGCATTAATATCTTTACGATAGTAATACACTTTCTTTGCATACAATGTATACTTAGCCATTAGTTTTCTCCTTTGATTCATATTTAACAAACTTAATTTTCATTCTATCATCTGGGTCTGGATATGGAAAGCCAAAGTGTTCCCATAGCTCTGGACACTCATCTCCATATATCCAACCCCAAGTAATTTTAGGTTTCTTTTTAATTTTTTTTGTTGGCATTAGAATCTATCCTTCATAAAGTCTACATAATCGTGAGCATCTTCTTCACATTTAATATCTGTAATAGTTTCATCTTTAATTAACTCACTAATAACACTAAAAGCATCATCAGCTATTACATCAGGTTCTCTATGTGTACCTGAAGCAATACTACATTCAAATTCATTATCTAATTTAATTAACTTTTCTTTTAATAGTTTTTCTTTACTCATGTTATGACCTCCATTGTGCGTTATAGTTATATGGTTCTTCTTTAACCCAAAAGTCTGGGTTGTCTTCTTTAAATTTATTAGCTAAAGCTATTGCTTGTTCTTCTGTATATCCTTTCTCTATGTATTGGTCTACTACTTCATCAAAGGCTTGTTCTTTTAATATATCGTTACCACTATGTGACATTATAATACCTCTTCTAATAAAAATTCTCTTTCATCATCTTGATATGTTTTTCTATCAAGTTCAGCATAGTCAACAGTTATAGTTTCTATCTCTGAACCATCTGGGTCTGAAGAGTTCTCTGCTTTTTGCATAGCATAATGTTCAGCATCTTCTTTTGTATCTGAATCAATAACAAACTCTTCAACAATTATTTTTGTAACAAACACTCTCCAAGTTTTAGGATTATCTCTAAGAGCTTGTTTCTCTTCCTCATCTAATTCTGGATATGTTGTTACTGTTTCTGTTACTTCTTTATATTTCATCTATACCTCCTATCAGGATTTGTTTGTAATTTTCTTTCTATAACTCCATGCTCATACTTATAAGCCCATTTACTATTTTTGTCAACATATATTATTCTATCAGAATCTTGTTTGTATACTTGCATATCACAACCTAGATTACTCCATACACCTTGATGTAACTCCCAATGTTCTTGTGGTGTCATATTATTTCCTTTCATTTATTATCTCCATAGCTTGTTCAATAGTCTGACCTTTGTTATGTATCTTCCAATTACCTTCTTCATTAGGCATAGTAGGTACAACAAAATCTCCATCAGTATTGTGTCTGAAGATAGCCATATATATTTCTTCTACTGCATTTACAAACTCTTCTTGTGTAAGTACGTCTATCTTTAGTTCTTGTATAAGACTAGCAAAGTGTTGTACTTTTACTTGTTTAAATCTTTTACTCATCTCTAACCTCCCACCTCATTAGTTTTAATATTGCTTCTAATGTCTGCCAAGATTGTATTTTTTCTTCTGTAGAAAGAGTACCCTTCTGTAACTCATCTACTATTATTTCTGCTTCGTCTAGCATCATCTCAAGTTTATGTTTTTGTTCTTGTCGTAGCTTCATTGTATACTCCTTGTATATGTTATGGCTTTGTTTATTCCCAGATAGAAGGGACTAGGAATCTATTTAAGCAGTTTCCTGTACGTGTTTCTCGTCTGCACCATATTTACTTCTGCATCTGTTTCTATCCAGACCTTTGCACCACAAGACAAAGGTTTGTCTGGACTATACACAACCTTACTCTCACCTAGTATCTGCACCTCATGAGCATAGTCATTACTCTTGTATGTCTTCACAGTAATCACAGGTTCTCGTTTATTATTCTTGTGGTTAGATTTAATAACGTGTTGGTTTATGTGTATATATTTTTTCATTTAATTTTCTCCATAATTATCTGGACAACAATCTTCACAATAAATTTTATTATTTTTTAAGAAACCTACAAAAGCATTTGTCATATTACCACAATTATCACACTCTCTATCATATATTGTATCATCATAGTTGTGTTGGTTTATGTGTATATATTTTTTCATTATTTAAATCCATCATTCCAAGGTTTCTGTCCAAAGTCTGTTCTTTCAGTCCACTTATCTATGTAGCCATCAGCAGTACAGTCTGATATCTCACAGTCTGGGTCACCATTATGAAGTATAACATTACACCAATCAGATTCCTCTCCTACTTTATGTATATGTATTTCAAGTATACCATCTACTGCATGTATGTTTTCCATAATCTCATCAAAGTCTGTACTGTTCTCACAAAGATGTTCTCCCTCTGTTAATACTTCAAAGTTCCAACCATCTTTCAATGCAGACTTTACCATTTCTTCAGTAGCAGAGTTTATTACTACACTTGTGCTTGTCCATTTACGCATATGTTTTACTCCATTCAGGTGTTGCTTGTATTAGTTCTGGTTTATGTTCCATAATATCATTAACATAGGTATCTCCCATATCCCAACCACCATGAGTCATAGGGGTTCTAACTGCAACAAACCACCTAGAGTATTGGTTGGTATC